GACATGGCCGTCGGGTCTGCTTTCACGCACGATGGGGCCAAGCGGTGACTTTGTTGGCAACCGCCCAGTGTTGCTGGATGACAGCACGTATTTCAAAGACCCCGGCACTGGCGTCAGCTACGGCATCAAATTCATCAACCAGCAGCAGTATAACGGCATCGCGGTCAAGACCGTCACATCGACATACCCGCAAGTCATCTTTGTCAACATGACGTTCCCCGACATTGAGATGTACATTTATCCGCGGCCTACGCGCGATCTGGAATGGCATTTTATTTCGGTTGAGGAACTCAGCCAGCCTGCAACGCTGGCGACTACACTGCATTTCCCGCCCGGCTATCTGCGTGCGTTCCGCTATAACTTGGCGTGCGAAATGGCGCCTGAGTTTGGCGAGGAACCATCGGCACAGGTTCGCCGCATTGCTATGTCGTCGAAGCGTAACATCAAGCGCATCAATAACCCTGATGACATCATGTCGATACCATACAGCCTTATTGCTTCACGCCAACGCTTTAACATTTATGCAGGGAATTACTAAATGACTAATATTGCTATCTCCGCGCTGCCTGTTGCCGCTTCGCAAGCTGGCGCTGATGTGTTGCCGATTGTTCAGGCCACGACCAATACAACCAAACAATTATCCGTAACCAACCTATTCACCAGCCCAGCGTTTGTTACGCCCGCACTAGGAACGCCGACCAGCGGTAACCTGTCGAATTGCACCAGCACATCTATGGTGTTGACAACTCCGATATTAGGAACGCCGACCAGCGGTAACCTGTCGAATTGCACCAGCACCTCAATGGTATTAACAACTCCTGTGCTTGGCGCCGCAACCGGCACAAGTCTAAGCGTTACAGGAAACATTGTTATCAGCGGCACTGGAAAACTTGGCTACACAACCGGCTCTGGCGGAACAGTTACCCAAGCTACCAGCAAGGCAACCGGCGTGACGTTGAACGAGTCAACCGGCCAGATTACGCTAAACGCCGCCGCGCTTGCCTCAGACACTACGGTCAGTTTTACGTTGACTAACACCGTTATTGAGGCAAACGATATTTTAATATTAAACCATATCAGCGCCGGTACGGCAGGGTCTTACCTGCTCAATGCTCAGTCCGCCGCGGGTTCAGCCAGCATTAACGTGCGAAACATTACCGCCGCGTCATTGAGCGAAGCTATTGTAATTGCTTTTGCGGTAATCAAAGCGGTAACAACGTAAATGAAAACGCCGATCCTTGGGTCGGCGTATGTCGCTAGAAGCGTCAACGCCGCTGACAACCGCATGGTCAACCTGTTTCCAGAGATTGTCCCTGAAGGCGGCAAGGAACCAGCGTTCCTTCAGCGCGCGCCGGGGTTAACTGCATTGGCTACTGTTGGCGCTGGCCCTATTCGCGGGCTGTGGACGTATGGTAGCTATGGCTACGTTGTATCTGGCAATACTTTGTACCAACTTGACAGTAGCTGGAACGCAGTTGCCAAAGGCACTGTGGGCGGCACAGGCCCTGTCAGCATGGCTGACAACGGCACGCAGCTATTTATTGCAGCTAACCCGCAAGGCTATATCTACAACGCCAGCACTGACGTGTTCCAGCAAATTACCGACCCTGACTTCCCCGGCGCCGGCACGGTCGGATACATCGACGGCTATTTTACGTTCAACGAACCAAACAGCCAGAAAATCTGGGTTACGTCGCTGCTCGACGGAACGGCTGTTGACCCGCTGGAGTTTGCCAGCGCCGAAGGCAACCCAGACAATGTCGTTGCGGTCTTTGTAGACCACCGCGAAGTCTGGGTGTTTGGCTCAAACTCAACCGAAGTCTGGTATGACGCAGGACTTCTTGACTTTCCGCTGACCCGTATCCAAGGCGCGTTCAACGAACTAGGCTGCGCTGCCCCGTACAGCATCGCTAAGATGGATAACCAAGTTTACTGGCTAGGCAAGGACGCACGCGGCCAAGGCATCGTCTACAAGGCCGCTGGCTACATTGGTCAGCGCGTGTCTACGCACGCTATCGAATGGCAGATGCAAGAATACGCTGACCTGACAGACGCTGTTGGCTACACGTATCAGCAGGACGGCCACAGCTTTTACGTTCTGAATTTCCCTAGCGCAGACACCACATGGGTGTACGATGTTGCCACTGGTGCATGGCATGAGCGCGCGTCGTTTGCCAACGGTGAGTTTAACCGTCACCGTGCCAATAGTCAGATGTTTTTTAACAGCACCACAGTTGTTGGCGACTATCAAAACGGCAAGATTTATGAGTTTGACCTGAATGTGTACGCTGATGATGGCGCGCCGCAAAAATGGCTGCGGTCATGGCGCGCGCTGCCAACGGGCGCTAACAACCTCACGCGTACTATCCAGCACGCGCTGCAACTTGACTGCGAAACAGGCGTTGGGCTTAACTTATACCCCGGTTACGATGCCGAAGACCTTGCCACTGAATCAGGTAACATCCTCGTGGCCCAGTTTGTGCAAGGCTTTTTGACTACGCAAGCCGCTGACCAATTAGTCACGGAAGCCAACGATAATAACAATCCATTAACTACCCAAGTGCAACCCGCCGAAGATTACAACGGATACGCGTTGGAAACGCAAGCCTACACTGCCGCACCGGGGTATATTCCGCAAGTCATGCTGCGCTTTTCCGATGACGGCGGCCACACATGGTCAAGCGAACATTGGAAGTCGATGGGCGCTATTGGCAAATACGGAAAGCGTACCATCTGGCGCCGCCTTGGCGCGACGATGAAGATACGCGACCGCGTCTACGAAGTGTCTGGAACAGACCCTGTACGGATTTACATTATGGGCGCTGAACTAGCCATTAGCGGGACGAGCGCCTGATGGCGTTAGCGCCGATCAACCCTACCCAGTTAACGCCGCCCCGCGTCGCCTTTATTGACGAACGGTCGGGCGCGATTAGCCGTGAATGGTATCGGTTCTTCCTGTCGCTGCTGACAGCTACGCAGACGAACCAAGAAGAAGTCACGCTGGGGCCTGACGCCATATCGCTGCTGGCTACCTATGACGCCATGTTGGCGGAACTAGCACAGGCTACCGAAAGCGCCCCTGACTGCTGCGTATCGGGTGAAGCCGTCTTGGCAAGCGATATTCAAGGGTTAGCAAGTACACCGCTTGGCGCGACAGTGTCTGCTTTAGCGGCTGTGCAAAGCGAAGTCCAAGCATTAGCCCTGTCGCCGCCGCCGCTTGACGAGTTAGCTATACGAGCGTTAAACCCATCATCAACCGCGCCTGTCACTAAGACCGCTGACTTTACGGTTGCACCCACCGAAACGTGGATCATCAACAACAAGTCTGGATCGACTTGCACCGTCACGCTGCCGTCCGCTGCAACGTACTCTGGTCGGTATCTTACGTTCCAGAACAACCAAGCCCAGACCCTTGTGTCTGCATCCAGCGACGTTGTGCCGCAAGGCGGCGGCGCAGCCGGAACAGCAATTTTAACTGATGTGTCTGGTAACTGGGCTACCCTAGTGTCAAACGGCACAAATTGGGTTATAATGCAAGCCGCTTCGTTTAACACTTTGCTATATTAAGGAACCAGATATGGCCGTATCTATCAGTAACATCATCCCCGCTAAGACAGCGGAAGCATCCCAGACAACACAGTACACGTCAACTGGCGTGCAGACGATCATCGACAAGTTTACCGCGACTAACTACAGCGGGACCGCTGCAACGATCAGCGTCAACCTGATTACGGCTGCTGGCTCCGCCAGTAACGACAACTTGATTGTTAAGACCAAGACGCTTCAGGCCAGCGAGACATATACGTTTCCTGAATTGGTCGGTCATGTGCTACCTAACAATGGCTTCATCAGCACAATCGCTGGCACGGCGTCGGCAATTAACATTCGTGCGTCAGGTCGGCTAGTTAGCTAATGCAGTATTTTCTGCGCCTTGCAGATAATGTAGACACTGTTCCCGTTATGCGTGAACTGGTTACGCAGCCTGAGTTGTGGAACCAGAACACGCTGCGGACGCAGCATCCTGACACGGCCCATGCTGACGTGAGCGACATTTGGCTTTGGTTCAACGAAGTACCAACCGACCCAGAAGCGGTTGTTAACGACATACAGACCGTGCCGTATCCAGCGTGGGGGCAGTTGCCATCACTGCGCCGGCTGGTGCTAGACCTTATGCACCGCGTCAACGGTGTGCAGTTGGGCCGCTGCATCGTCACTAAGCTGCCGCCGGGCGGTGTCATCACGCCCCACGTTGATGGCGGTGCGCCAGCAGAGTTTTACACCCGCTATCAAATAGCGTTGCAGTCCCTGCCCGGCGCGCTGTTCCACTCCGGCGACGAAACAGCAAACTTTTATACCGGCGAAGTCTGGTGGGTCAACAACCGCGTAAAACATTCTGTTGTCAATAACAGTGCAGATGATAGGATAATCTGCATAGTGGACATCAGGAGCGCATAATGATAACTGCACAAGTCGAGCCGTATAGTAAATGTTTGCCTGAATTGATGGCTTGCTACGACCTTCACTGGGAAGAGTTGGCGTTGAACAAAGATAAAGTACCGCTTGATCCGCAGTACGACCTATACGAAGCGCGCGACGATGCAGGACAACTGTTGCTGGTCACGCTGCGCGAAACTGGCCGTTTAGTGGGGTATTTCATAGGTTTTATTGCGCCGGGCTTTCACTACAAGACGTGCCTGACGCTGACGATGGACATCTTTTGGACGCACCCAGACGTGCGTGGTGGATTTAGTGGCGTAAAACTCTTTCGTTTAGTTGAAAAAGAGGCTAAAAGGAGAGGCGTGCATCGTATGTTTTACGGTTCCAAAATGCACAAAGACGCCTCACGGCTGTTTCAGTTTTTAAAAATGGACCCGGTAGAAATGTATTATACGAAATGGATCGGAGACTGACATGGTCGCAGCAGCAGTAGTAGCAGCCGCCTCGCTTGGCGGCGCTGTAATCTCTAGCAAGGCGTCTAGCAAAGCGTCTAAGGCACAGGTTCAAGCGGCTCAAGATGCTAACGCTGCACAGGAGCGTATGTTCCAGCGGCAGACGGAACTGCAAGAGCCGTTTCGTCAAGGCGGATTGACGGCGCAGAATCAGCTTATGCAGCTTTTGGGCATTGGTGGGGACCAAACCGCCGCCGGATATGGCAGCATGGGTAAAGCCTTTGGCGCGTCAGACTTTCAACAAGACCCCGGTTATGCTTTCCGTCAAGCGGAAGGCATGAAGGCGCTAGAGCGGTCGGCAGCAGCCCGCGGCAATCTGCTATCCGGCTCCACCCTGAAGGGTGTGCAGCGTTTCGGCCAAGACCTAGCCAGCCAAGAATACCAGAACGCATTTAACCGCTATCAAGTTGAGCGGTCTGCCAAGCTGAACCCGCTGTT